TGTCAGCAGCAAGGTCGCGGTGTCACTAGGCATGTCGGTGGAGTCATCCGTAGCCGACGCCTGCGGTGACTGAAGGTAGATCGCCAACTCGGTCGGGGTAGCGAGCAGAGTCACGGGCTATTCCCGGCCGGGGTGGCGCCGCCGCAAACCTCTACCCAGAGTTCCGGCACGACTTCACCTAACATCGGCACGGACTGGTAGGGCAGTAGCGGGAGCCATGCATCCTTGACCGCATCAGCAGCGGCGTTACTCGCTGGAGCGATGTTGGTTGGAGGAACCGGTAGGAGGGTATCCATGTCGGTCAGGCCATTGAACGCCTGCTCAGGGATACATCCCCGATACAGGTGTTCAATGGCCCACTCGGTTAGTTGGTCCATCTGGCTAGAGAACCAGCGGGTTCGTTGCTTCTAGCCGCGCTGCCGGCGGGTCAGCAGCGGTCTCGGGAACTGACTCACCGGCGACAACCCCGGGGACGGTGTAGTGCTCGGTCGGAGTCAGATCCACTTGGACCCCGCCGAAGCCTTGCGCCATATCCTGGTCGAACCCCATGTCAGCCTCTTGACCGCTGAGCCACGGGGCTGTGGTTGTCGGCCACCGCCGGCGCCGTCAAGCCGGCGTTGAACGCCGCCACCGTATAGGTCAGCGACTCGGCCTCGGTCTCCGGTGACCATCCTACGAAGCCGTACGCCGAGCAGTCGGCCACGTAGGTAGCCGCCGAGCCGATCACCGCCGGATCCGTAGACGACGCGGTAGCCGCTGCCGAGAGCGTAGCCGCCGTGTCCGACGCCACCACTGTCAATATTGCAGCGGCCGGGATGCCGGTACCGACAATGGGTCGCCCCACGTCCTTGGTGCTGAACGTACCAGCGACGCCGGTAATGGTCGACGAGGAGTTGGTCTTGGTGACCGTGACGACGCGCGACTGATCCGAGCCGATCACTGCCGCAGTCGCACCCGACGCAGTGGCGGCCGCCGAAAGAGTGGCCGCCGTGTCAGACGCGACCGCCGACAACGTAGTCGCGGCCGGGATGGCAGTGCCGGTGATGGACCGGCCGACGTCCTTGGTGCTGAACGTGCCAGCGGCGGCCGTGATGGCCGTCGTCGTGTTCTTGGTGATTGTGACGGTACGCGATTCCGGTGTGCGGCCGAGGACCATTAGAAAACCTCCGAAGGTGTCGATGCCGAAAGTGCCTGTGCCGAAGCTTCACGCCACATCAGGTGGCCCGGAGCAGCGACGCGACGGGGTACCGGTTGGCCTCAGTCGGCTGGTCGTAGTTGATCGTGTTCGCGACCTGCCATCCAACCCGGAAAGTCAGGCGCAGGAAGGTCAGGTCCTGCTGGAACGAGTTGTAGATGATGTTGCCGGAGCCGTCCTGAATCACGGCTTCGTTGGACACCCTCAGAGTGATGTCCTGGCGAACGGCGACCACAAACTGCGAGAAGTCACCCGCGAACAACCGCGGACCACCGACTCCGGGCCACATGCCGCGCATTGGGTAGGCGATCGGGAAGCCGTCGAGAGAGCGCAGGTCACCAGAGAGGCGGCCCTCATCGAGCCGCTCACCGATAGTGGAACGAGCGGCACGGAACTGCGCCTTGGCGGACGTTGAGGCCGCGTAACCACTGACCTCGAAGCCGTCCGCTTCCACGAGCCCGACCGTCGAGTCGATGTTGGCGAAAGCTCCACCGAGCGGTGTCGTGCTCGGCTCCATAAAAGCGTTACCCGCAGCAGCTGCGGCCGTGGTGATGTTCGCGGGATAGCTGGCCGGGGCGTTGGTACCGAAGAACACTGCAGCGTCGAGCGTGCGGGCGATAGCCTCGATGCACAGCGGACTGGCCTCATCCCAAACGTTCGCGTCGATGTCCGCGACCACGTTGTCCGGGACGGGCATGATGCAGGCGATCTCCTCGATGTTGAGGTACTTGTTCGCCCAGTTGAGCTCGGATGTCTGCTTCAGCCCGGTGTCACCGCCCACAAAGTAGGCCGTCGGGAGAGCCGACAGGACCGGAAAGCGCACCTGCGCGCGACCGACCGGGACGTGACGGAACTGGGTCAGGACGGCGGACTCCGTCGTCGCCTTGCCCAGCATGTCCTTGGAGACTTCCTCGGGGATGAGCGCACCAAGATCAGTGCGCGACATGAGGTTGTTGTAGGTAGCCACGGCTAGCACTCCTTAGTCAGACTGAATTGAATGGGGCAGCCTGACCCCGCACCGTGCCGGGTTCTGCTGCTTACTACTCGCGATTAACGCGCCCGCGGATGAAGGCGTTCATGTCGACCGGCTTGTCAGCCGCTCGACGAGTGCCGCCGTCATAGGACGGGACCTGACGGTCGCCGCGGAGAGCGGCGAAGCGCTCCACTGTGGTGCCGATGGCCTTGGTGTCCGGCTCACCGTCTGGACCGACGTACTTGCTCAGGTTGAGGTCTTCGAGCCACTCGCCGACCGGAAGGCTCTTGCCGGCCGCCGCGGCCTTGAACTCGCTGAGCACGAGCCGCTGCCCCAGATTGCCCAGGGCGGTGGTCCGACCGCGTTCCTCTGCTTCGGCGACCGCTCGCTCTGCCTCGCCCATTTGGGACTTGCGAAGCTCGCCGATCTCCTTTTCCAACGCCTTGGCTCTGCTGCTGGCAGCATTGCGTTCGGCCTTCATGGCATCCAGTGCCTTCTTGCCTGCATCGCCAAGAGCGGCTTCCGGGTCAACCGTTGCGGCCGCCTGGGCTACTGGCGCCGATGCCGTCTCGGTGCCGGCGTCGTGCTGATCTTGCGTGTTTCCGTCGTCTGCCATTGCGGCAACTCCGTGTTGTACGTCCCCGCAGCCTTGCGCCTTGGGGTGGTCTATGCGGCCATGTAGTCACGCTGCCGGCCGAGCATCAGCTGACAGACCGGATGGTCCAGAAGTCAGACGCCAATCCACGGCTAGTCACATACGCGTACGGCATGGTGCAGTACCCATTGTCGCCCCACGTCGTGCCCCATGAGTTACGCACGATGAACCGACTGGATACGTCGTCGTACCCCACAGCCAGCACTGCATGGCCGCCCAACAGACTCTCACCATGCTTGGGCATGGGCACTACGCCAGTCAGTGCCACCACCGTGCTCTCGAAGCTGGCATACACGCTGAACCCGAACACGAACGGGTAGCCGCTGGCCAAGCATGAACGCATGTGGTCCAGATCCCGAGTCACACGCTGGTACAGCACGGCCTTCGTCTTGGCGGCGTCCAGGTAGCACAATGGCGGAGGCTTGTGCGCATAGGCCGCAGGGTAGTAGGGCCAGTCAGACTCAGGACATACCCCGGATTGGTTGACGGTCTTGATGCCGTCCCGAATCATGGCGCCGCTGTCGGTCGAGACTGTGCCCTCGATGACTCGTTCGTTGTAGTAGACGAACAAGCGGGATGGCATCACGCTGGGAAGTCCCTGCTTGATCTCGTCGTACTGAACAGCAGCGCCAATGGCGTTGGCCGTGCAACTGCCCAGGTGACCCTGGTCGTACACAGGCGGGCAATGCTCCCCAAGGTCGACTGCCAGTGGCAATACCTCGGCCGGCGGTGCGGCCAAGAGTAGGTCCCGGTGGTCGGGCAGATCAGGCAACCAGCCATAGCCGGCGGTCTTGCGAGTCACCCGGACGATCCCGGCATCATCTGTCCATTCCCCGAGCCCGGCATCTGGTCGTTCCCCGTAGGTGGCGCCGTTGGCTGGCGCCGGAACGGGTCAGCTAGCAAGGCGAGCGGGTCGCGAATGGCGGCGACGTTGTCGTCATCCTCCAGCCGACGTATCTGCGTCTGGGTGTAGCCCACGTCCTCGCGGGCCTGCCGCAACGATGCGATGCCGGACTGGAGCTTCTTGACTACGGAATCGGTCAGTTCGCCCTCGGTACGGAACTCCGGGTTACGCCAGATGGTCTCCATCGACGCATCATCGGCGTTTGGCAGGCCGGCCGCTCGGCGAGCCAACCGCATGGCTTCCTCCGCTGCGTCCGACAGTGACTGTTGACGCTGGCGCACCTTGGAGATGAGCCCTGATTCCGACGCCTTGAGCGTCTGTCCGTTCACGTTCGACATCTCACCAAGCAGGTACTGGGCGGGGGTCCGAGACCGGGATGCAATGTCCTTCACGTCCTCACGCTTAGCCATCGAGTACGGATCGAGCGGGGCTGCGTCCCACTGACCGAACTTCGTCTCGACAGTCTCGGTCGTCACCATCCGGTTTCGTCCCACGTCGATCGGCGGGTTGGCCTGGCCCTGGGCATCCTCACTCGGCCACGCCACCGCCCACTTCTGTGGGAATGCACCGTAATCCTGAGTGATCAGTCGGTCAGCCAGCGTCTTGTTGATCCGATCCTGAATGTCGGTCAAGTCGGATAGTTCAGAGACGCCGCCCGCAAGCAGCCGGGGGTTATTCGGCACTTCGATCAGCGTCACCACGTCGAGCGGGTTGCGCGCCGGCCAGGACTCGCCAGGAGCCTCTCGGGGCTCCCACTGGACTTCCTCC